ATTCATCTGCTGTGGGCTCTTTTACTTCTGTTTCCTCTTCCAAATCTCTAGGTTCTTCGGTCTCGTAGTTTTGCTCTGGATCTGATTCATGGCTTTCCTCTTCTGGTTCAAGCTCTTGAATTTCTTCAGGCTCATCATTCTGAGTCTCTGACGTTTCGGGTGGCAGTTGTGTGCCGCCGCCTAATAATAGATCGTCAATATTACTTATAGCCATCGTTAAATCATCCTATCTTGTGAGTCAAAATTTTAACTAAATTATTAGCATGTGAGATTGCAGAGTCACTCTCAGTCTTTTGTGTTTCAGCCATGTATCGCATTTTGCTTTCTTCAATTTCTCCCATGACAGATATTTCTTCGGCCTGCAATTTCTGTTGTTCTATTTCTAGATCGATTTGCATTTGTTGAGCTTTCAATTGTAATTCTTGTTTTTTAATCTCAAGTTGCTGTTGCTTAAATTGTGCTTCCATTTGCATTTGCTGTTGTTGCATTTGCATTTGTTGCTGTGCCATTTGTTCTTGGGGAGACGGAGCTTGTTCTTGTGGCATCTTTCCTGTTTTGCCAGCTTCAATAATTTTTGGGTCAACACGTGTTTTAAGACGGTTCTTAATTTCTAAGTTATTAGAAAGAGGTAAATTATCAGCATATAAATCAGCAACCAGATCCCAAGAGGTGGGATCAACTTGCAATACTTCACGTAAGCTATTAAGCGCTTCTTCTTTCTGTCCTTCATAGCTTGGCCCGGGTTTTAGTCTGACTTCATAAGTTCCTTTACGAATATCATTTTCAATGTGCTCGCCGTATTCGTCCGATTGTTTGTTAACAGTAATATTCTTCATGCCCTCGTCAGGAGTCATCAAGGACATGACGCGCTCAGTATCATAAACACGAGGAATCATTTCATTAACAATGGCGCCGCCCGTGGCTATAGCGCGGTTAATGGAGTTAAAAAACACGTAGGTAGCATAACTTCCTTGCCTTGTTCTTGCATCAATGGCTTTTCCTGAAGCCTCATCCCCGTTATTGCCCATTCTCGCAGGATATAACCCGGTTGACGTATACAAGTCCTCAATTGCCAATTGATATTGTTGTTGCAAGGAGGCGGATAGTTCAGGCGGTCGGATTTGCTCAGGTTTGATACCACTAGGGGATTCGTCATACGTCAACATTCCTTGGATATTGTTTGGATCGGTCCAATTAGCCCTCGTATCAAGGCTTGACACATTCTTTTTGCTTCCAATCCATTGGTCGTAACGGCTTACTTTCAATATGTAGGCTGATTGTGTACGTAGGTAATTGATATAACGCTGCGTGTCTTTCGCATCACCAAAGAACGAACGACAATTTTGTTTTCCAGACTTATCATAAAAACTATTGTTGTCAACAAACACTAAAGGTAGTTGTTCAGAGGGAAACTCGGTTTTATCCAACAGATAATCACCCGCTATTTGATAGTGAATAATTTTGTGTTTCTTGCTAGGCCGCTTATCCTCAATACGAACCATTTCTCCATCATCCCACAACGTCATCCGGTCAATATCATCATCCATATCATTAGACATTAGTTCTTGTTGCGTGACATCCAACCCGTTTTCTTGAGGTAATATATCCGCATTACCATCCATGCCATAGCCGCCGCCTTCCCCTGGCAATTCTTGGCCTGCCATGTTCATTTGTGGTTGTTCGTGTGGTCCTTGTTCTTGTCCCATTTCCTGTTGTTGAGGCTGTTGCATGACGCCCATTAATTGCTGCTGCAACTCCATCATTTTGTTTTTCTGATTGATTTCCCTTGAATTCTCAACCAGCTCGTCCATTTCTTCTTGATTTAAAATATTACCATTTGATAACTTATAAAGGGTGTCTTTCTCAAACTTACGCACAAAGTGGTCGATAATCGTAATGGCTTCACTATCAGCCCAGTTAAACGGATCGTCGCCTTCACTTGGCAGTACGGCCAGAGCTACTTCTTCTTCAGTAGCGGCAATGGCAGTTTCACCAATATTTGTTTCAATATCTTTGCCGTATACTTCGCGAAACTTCTTCCTTGTCATCCGTGAAACATACCCACAAATGGTGCCGTCTGTTTTATTAATTTCTTCGGCCCCTATATCCCAGTAACAACGGGTGGCATCTTTGAAATGACGATAGACAATATCTAAATCAAACGATTTTGAATGCGTGTAATCAGTGGCTACACAAAAAGCTCCAAAACCACCGATAGCTGCCTGTCCTGCTGACACTTGATAGACAGTCGCGGTTTGATTGGAGAACATAATATCTTTGGTGATTAGTTCTCTTAAGTGCGCTACTTCTTCATCACAATTAGTCATTGGAACGACTTGTAACTGGGGTGTGTTTTGTTGTTGCTCACCTAGCAAAGAGTTTGACATAGTGGCAAGTTTGTTTGATGAAAGAGGAACTTTACGAAAGGTTTTTATCATGTCATCTTCTTCATCATCGGACCATTGCTGTCCTAGGACGAAGGTATGCATTTCATGATATTGATCGATATTATGCCTAAAATAGCCTCGCCATTTTTCACATGCAATGCGGGCTTGCTTAGCTACATTTTTATTAAATTTAGCCATGGTACAATCCATTGTCGTTGTTTATTAAGAAATCCGTTCTTAAAACTTAAATCAACATGCCTGCAGCTCTGTCAGGTAATTTATTAACTTTGTATCCTCCGTCGCTTACGTACTCCCCGCCAAAAAACGTTAACATGAGCGCGTCTGAACAATCGGGCGATAACAACCCCCGCTTTTTAGCATCTTCTTTTGACTCAATCTGTAATCGATCGCTAGAATCATACTTATAGCCTAATCCGCATAAATCGGTTTGTAACTCGTCACTGTCCGGTATTTCTACGGGCATGTCTTGTATGAGCCAATCTCGCATCATACCCCAAAGCTCGGCTCGTAGGTTTTTGTATGTGTCAGGCTCGCTAGCTTTCCTCGCAACATTTACCCCTTCCACTATGTCATACCCTAATTCATGCAGTCTATCAACAACGCCAGCTCCAATACCAATGGAGTCAATACAAACACGTTTCGGCTTTTCATTGTCAATGATGCGTTTAATGATGCCGGCAAGCTCCATGGTATCTATGTTATAATGGGTTTCTAGTTTGAATGCGCGACGGCCTGCGCGTCGGATAATAGCTGTTCTATCATCACCCATCCTGGCTGGATCTACACCTATCACAAGGTGTGACTTACTGTCAACAGTAGTAGCCCTGGCTTTCTTAACGAAATCAACTGCAATAAACGTATCAGTAATAGAGCTTAAAAAAGCTTCGTCATCAGTAAAAGGATATTCCTGCCTAAATTTTCTACACTTCTGGTCATAATCCCCTTTGAAATCCTGTAACTTAATACGTCGCCAATTAAGGTGCCCTAGCTTCAATCCATTGCGCCCAAATCTTTCTAGCCATTCTTTTTCTTCGTCATGAGCTACAAAAGATGCATCTTCAATGCAATATTCATCTTGCCAATACCATGGCACAAAAATTGCCTGATAGCGTGACTTCCCGTTCTTTGCCTCTTGCCAATCTGAATAAAAGTCATTATCAATGCCATTGGCCGTAGACTCTTTAATAACCTCGGTATCTGACATCTCAGCTACCGTTTGCAACAAGCCCATGCTAATGCGCGCAGCATCTTTATAGAATGCATACTCTGATAAGTGAAGATATTGATTGGTCATTGAGCGCCCAATCTCAGCGCTACCAGCTGTCCCAACCCGATAACCGGAGCCAAGCCTATCATACATTAAGATATTGTCGTTCTTCTTGTCTGGCTGTAGGAATAAGTCAGCATCTAGGTTTTCACTATAGCGTTTGGTCATCTCAAAAATAGCGCGTGTTGCATCTGATAAATGTGTGAGAATGAAGGCTTTTTTACCACGGCGTGTGACTATTTTATGAAAGTATCTGGCTTGTACATAAGTTGAGCAACCTTGTTGGCGCCCTTTCAAGATCAAAGCCCTAACCTTTCCAGTTGCTTCACGCTGTGCCTCAAGCCTGTCATGGATATAGCGTTGCGCACGGTTAAGCGTCAGCGGCATTGCAGCACCTGATTTGTCATGAATGATGAGGAAATTTTTAGCGAAAAGGGGCAAGGACTTCAAAACAAAAACTAAATTTTCCTCAGACATCCGATGCCTTTATTCAAGTATCAATTTATCTAATAACTTTTCAACTAAAGTCTCGCTAACAGGCTTCTCTACCTTATCTTCTTTGTAATCGTCTCTGAAACGATTCTTCATTGTAAATATCCATGTGGTTCCAGCAAACTTCTCTAAGTTTCCAAGAACACCATTGCGGCCAATCTTTTCCCAGTCTCTCTGGGCTTTTAGAAGTCCTAAAGACACTGCTTCGTCAAAGTCAGGATATGTTTTGCGCCAAGCGTATAAAGTAGGGCGTGTTATTTCTATCTCTGCACACACAGCAGCAAGACTTTCGCCATCCGACAGAACTTGTTCAGCAATTTTACAATATTCTGTTCTATATTCTATCGGACGCGCCATTATTGTCCTTTTAGTGTAAAAAAACTACGGACCAGCTTGTACATTTCTTTTCTCACCACGCATGCCATCACCTGCAGCTCCAGGCTCGCAATAATTGGGCTGCATCTTATTTTCCATCTCAACATGACGTCCAAAATCAGAAGGCACGCCGTTGTAATGCGTATTGCCCTCAAACTCAACCGGAGTAGTGTAATCCTTTACGCCTGTATTGCTCATGTCATCCCCTGACGGTTTCAAATTAAATTAAATATATCATAAACAATACTTATCCACAAAACTAGGGGATAAGTCTGTGCAGCAATCACATGACACCTTGATACGCTTCGATCGCAATCCCCTATGCTCGACCCAACAATGCGATGCTATTTTCATCATTTCATAGTCCAACACTTGACATGTAGTCCAAGACTTGGCATAATGGCTGCATACACAACAAATGAAGAAATAAAAAATGACCGCCTACATAGTAGATACAAAAAAATTCAAAGTAGAACGGGAATACCCTGACAGTTCGTACGCAAGCTATGCCATGAGCAACAATTACGGCTGGCATCCCGACAATCAATACCGCATGCTACACAATGAAGACGCGGCTTATGAGTACTGGAAAGAACACGTAAAGGACATTGAATTCAAGGAATGGATAGGAGACAAATCATGAGAATAAGTGAAGCACGAGAATACGTAGAGGAAATATTAGATAAGACTGGAGACAAGACAGAAGAGTTAATGAACCTGGTTATATGGGCTTATGATAAGGGATGGTCGGAAGCAATAGAGGACTATAGGGAAGAGAACTATTCAAGGGAAGAATGTACATGGAGAAGGG